CCTCTTGATCGGTTAAATATAAGGCAACGTCAAGATTAAAACTAAACCAATCTTTTGATAAAAACATGTCTTGTATCAACTCATTGTGCGCCTCTGTTATCCAGCCAGTATTTACTTCGTAGGTTCTTGTTGCTTTTGACCTTAATACGGCCTTGGAGGCGTTAAACGTGTCGTATGTTAGCGCGTTGGAAGCATTATACCTTGATATTCTTTTATTGTATGTAATGCGGTTTACATTAACACCTTTTCTCTGTACCGCGTAGACATGTAACCAATCCCATACACCAAACCTATTAACAAAACATATGGTGTCACTACCAATGCCGCAAAGTTCATCTAAAAAGTTTATTGTTCTAGTGTCGTACCTTACAGAACCCAATGATATGTTAATTGGATGATTGGTGTCGTGTCCGTTTGCCTCTAAAAATGTACTTGTGCTTTGTTGTTTTAACAAGAAATCTTCTGATTCAATTGGAGGGTCAGCGGCAACTACTGAGCTAAATTGAACGTTTGTAGATGCGCCACCACCAGCCCAATACCAGCCCTCACTATCTGCTATTGCAGACCCTTGATAAAAGGCATAAAACCACATTGGCTGTCCTTTTATTGCGTACATGGTTGTGGGCCTTGCAGTCATAAATTTTCGAGAAACTAATATATCTGGCGTGTCTGTGCTTTGGTTTATGGTTTGCGGGAATATGCCGTAACCCTCAACCACCTTTCTGACCGTTGTCGTTGACTCTAGCACAAATGCGCTGCTGTTTGTGTATCCTATTTCCATGACCAAATTGTAGATCATTCCTGTAGATACATTAGTTATTAAATAATTAGCAGGATCATTTGGAGTAAATAAATCTTCTAGTATTGGTCCGATGTTAAACTTGGCCCTACCTTCATCGTCTTGGCCTTTGTCTAATGTTACTATCGGATCGGCAGGAACGCTAGATTGATCTCCTTCCCAAGCGTATACTTTTACCACTACCCTATACGTTGAGTCGGTTACTGTCGCATCTCCAGCAACAACAATCAAAGGCGATCTAGCCAAAAGGTAATTGTTTGTTGGTAGTTGTGATATTGTAAATGCCATATCTAATTAAATTTATCTCTAATTTTATCTGCAATGAAAGCTGCGTATGCTGGTGTCAATTCTTCTGCTAATTTAGGTTGAAATTTATCTACGCTATTTGACATAAAATTCGTCGGCTCAATACCAAACGTTTTAATTTTACGGTTAATTAGAAAAGATAGCGAATTAATTGCTTTGTCTGTTTGCTTTACAAATCCTCCACCATCTTTTTGCAGCCTTACTGGCTTTGATTTAATCCACCTTTTTAAAATTGTTACTGGTATTCCCTTTCCTGGCTTTCTGCCTTGATCTACATAAATAGCGTAATCTAGTGCGCTTATTTCCAGAATAAATAAATCACCTTTCCTTAATACTTTGTAGCTTAAAGATTCCCTTAATGCGCCAGTATTGTCACTTTTGCGCTTCCTTTTAACAACCTTGTAAGATTGTAACTTGCCATTTTTCCACTTGGCTTTGTAACTATTTCTGGTTTTTGTTGCGCCTAATTCGCGCTGCGCGTTAGAAACAACATTATCGCCAAATTGCTCTAATACATCTTTAACACTTAGCGGCATTGGTATTCATGTTGAATGTTATTGTACCTATCCAACCGCAAACACCGCTATTCCCTTCCTCTAATACTGGATCGAAACTTGGAGCAGCAGCAATAGTTGCAAATGTTTCACCAACTTGAATTGATCGGCCGTTGTATTTGCTTAATACGCGCATCAAAATACCCATGGTTGTGTCTAACGCATCCATAGTATTATCTCTCCCGTTTGGTACGTTTATTTGTTCCTCACGGGTTAGTTTCTGGTTACTCAATAAGTCGTATACAAATATCTGGAAAGTAAAGCCAACGGTTTCAGCGTTGATTGTAACTGGATTGGGTATAATATGAGCGCATGGTGTTATGGTTCCCCTGTCTCTGTCGTACTGATCAAAATCACCAAAACTGACTAAGTTAGTCGCGTAGTCGGATTCAAAGTCACTTTGGATCTTTTGAATAAGCTCATAATAAGCGGTGTAGTCTTGTGCCATCATTAATATAATGCCGTCTAATTGTTCACGTCAATAAGATAACACAAAGCCATAAATGCTTGTTTGTGATTCATCTCCACTACGTCATTGATCTTTAGAACGTCACTTTGCGCTAACAACATAATATGGTTATACCAACCATAGGTCTGAGACATCTCATGAGCCTTTAACCTTTGCTTAGTATCTACTTCTTTTCTGAATTTTTCCGCGAATATTGGATAGTAATCTTGTTTAATTCGTTTCCAATAGTCAAAAAAAAAGTGCGAACACCAAAAAAATAAGACAGCGGTATCTTCTTCATTACTTCGCTATACTCCGAACTGCCTTGATATGATTCTATTTCATATAAACCGCCTAACTTTTTGGACTCGTACACGACTGGACGAAAACAAACCGACATAGCCTTGTGATAGTTCTCAGGTTCATTCATGTACTTTTCCAAGTTTGTTATCTCGGCAAAAGTCATATCCTCTAAATTTGGATGAAAGCCGTATTTAACACCTTCACAATTCCAAAAAGGAATAAACTTGTTACCCTCAAATCTCATTGCTTTTTCTGCCTTAGACATGAGGTTGTCTAGGTCCTGCGCTCGAATTGATTTAAATAGACTAGGATCAACACCACAAAGCAAAGCCAAAACATAGTAAGGATCTGTCCTAAACTTTTCGTCTGATGTTATTATTTTTTGATAAACCTCCAGCGGTATATCTTCGCTGGAGGTAGGCACATTAATTTCTTTTTTTACTTTCATTAATCTTCTACTACTTCGACATAGTTGCTAACCTTTCTAAAGTCATAACAAATATCGTCTGTTGCCATTTTCAACATTTCATGCTTGTCGTCATATTGACCTACGCTTACCAAAATATCACCAGTCACCTCAACTACTGATTCCATTCCAGTTCCATCGTCATACTCTTCTTCCAGTTCAGTGTGTACGTTGTAAAAATTATCATCGCAAAACTTATCAAACTTTGCTTTTTCTTTTGATGAATAACTTACTTTAAATTTTACCTCGCAAGTATAAACGTAGGTCAAATCTCCGTCTTCGTCAAATTGTTTGTCAGATAGTATCATGTGTTTTTGTTTTGACCAAATATACAAATCATTTTTGTGCTGACCAAGCATAAGTACCTATGCCGCCAGTCAATCTCATAAAGCTATAACGTATTGCGTCAATTGCGTGGTTCCATTTATCTACAGGCACACTTGTTTTTTTGTCGGCCCAAACATAATTGTTAAATTCTTTTCTGATGTTTTCTGAATCTGGAGTTATAATAATTTGATAATCGAGCATCCTACCAATACCACCAGTAACCGAACCTTGACCTTTTACCGCTGGCTCAATATTGACATAAAGTGCTTGCAACTCACTAATCAATCTAGGTTCTGCAGAATCACCAATGATCAAGTTGTCTCCTGCATGACGTTTGTTTATCTCCGCTATTTGATGCGTACCCAATCCCTTTTCATACAACAACTCTTGGCAATATATTTTTCTGGCCGATTCGTCTACGGCTACTTTTACTAAGGTAGTTGGATCGTTACTGAATCCGTAATCTTGACCAAAAATAAAAGGAAGGCTTTCATCAAATTCACCCATTGTCCAGTTCTGAAATATTGCACCGACTGGCTTTGTTCTTACACCTGTTCCGTAAATGCTCCACCAGTAATTATTTTGCTTTCTGCTCTCTATGTCTAGGACCTGATCTTTAGTGAGGTGCGGGTTATCCCTGTAGGTTGTTATTAATGGAGGAAAATCTGTTATATATCGATCCAGCCAATGGTCCTCTGGTAGTGCTGGGTTATAGTCGCATATGATCCTTCTTGTTGTTCTTGGAAATAATTGGTCTACTGTTTCTTCTTTAAACTGGTGAGCCTCATTTACCCATAGTATTTGCCTAGATCGACCGTGTATTTTTTCAGGATTGTCCGCACCATAGTAATTGATAATGTTGCCGTTTAAATTGTAGATATGATCTGTCCTGTTGTGGCTCTTAACATCATACAACTTTAGCTCGTGAAGAACCTTTTTAAAGTCGTGCCAGACCGTAGCCTTTAAGGCCGTAAAAGAATCTCTGCAAATATCTATCTCTAGGTTTTTGTACTTGTGGCACATCCAGATTATCCAATGGATCACTGCATAGGTTTTGCCAGATCTTGTACCGCCTTGAAGTAATGTTATTCGATTTTTAGGTACATTTTTTTTTAAGTAACGAAAATTCGGGTTACTCTTCATCGTACCATTCAGGCAAACTTACCTCTTCAACTTTGACATTGCTGTTTATAGTTTGAGCTGGTTTACCCCATCTATACTCAGCAAACATCTTCATTGCGTATGACTCACCTTCTTTTAGAGCTGCTGTAAGTTTTGTAACAAACAGTTCATCCATTGGACGCAACTTTTCCAATAGTTCTTGCTCGTCTGACTTTTTAGGTCTTCCAGCTCCTGGTCTTGCGCCTCCGTTATTTTTTCTACCATCTGCCATTGAAATTAATTTGTTTATTCAATCAACCGTTTTAACCAACCACACGGCCAAAGGTATTGATACAATGGTTTCACCCCATGACAACGATATGAAGTTAGTAAAAAAACCGAAGCCAATACCCATAGCACCAATTACAGTTCCAATCAAAAGAAACATTCTCACAGACTTTTGATCCCATTTAAGAATATAAGCCCACATCCACATTGATACGTAAGAAACTACAATAGCTGAAAATGTAAATATGTAATGCAGCATTTTGATCCAGTTCTTACTGTTGTTTATACCAAATATGAAAGTTAGAAAAAACAGGTATGCTGCTGGCCTTAATAGGTTTCTAAGATAAACGCCATTGAATCTATCCGAAAGTTTAATGTTCGCATCCTTGTGTGCAAAGGAGGCAAAAAGTAGAAGAGCGTATATTGAACCGAGGCAAGTGTAGTAAAGCAAATCAAGAGAAGTCAGATGATGCTGACTCCAAGATTCATATACCGACATGCTTGACATAACAACGCCTGAAACTATTGCAATTGCAATCAAAATTTTTATATTCAATACTACGCCCTTCATTTATTTTGGATATGCTTCCATTAAAGTTTTTAATTCTTCAATGATTGTTCTATTTCTGCTAGAGCAAGTCGAACAAGCACCTTGGAAATGATAATTAAATACCGAGGCGTGTATTCTGGTTAACTCATTCATGGTTGGTAATTCCAAAGAACCTTTAATCATTGGAAGGACAGCGTTTAAATAACTGTATTGCTCTTCTGTCAAACATCGAACTTTTTTCTTTTTCCGAAATAGATTGTTCAATTTTTCCTTTCTCTCTTCGCATCCGCAATCCTGGCCCTCAGACCAAATCAAAGATTTTACCAAATTAGTAACTGGCTTTACGGGATCACTATTCAAAACACCCTCAACTACGTCGCCCAAACCTTTTTTGGGTCTACCTCTTCTTTTTGTCGCTGTCGACTTTTTTTCTGATTGTTTCTCTTGCTCTTTTGACATCTTGCTTTATTGTTGTGTAAGGTATTTCCAAAGCGTTTGATAAACTTTTCTGAGTAACCTTACGAAAGTAAACGAGTTTAAGAAGCTCTCTATCGTATGGCGGGAGCGTTTCAAGGGCATCAAGTATTTGATTGGCCTTGACGTTGTGGTCAACCTTGGACTCGATGTGTTCAAATTCACCGTGTAGTTGAACGTATTCTCTATTCCTTCTTTCCCTTCTTTGATCGGTTCTGAGAGCCATGAGCAGTTGAGAGGTTGCAACCCTACGCAAATAGTGTTTGTTTGCTTTTCCATTCCATTCCAAAAACTCCAAACCATCTGACTGCTGACGTTCAAGGAGGTAAAGGTATGTGTTTTGTATTGCATCGTCAATTAACTGCTTGTTGTTACAAATATCTGCGCAGCATACCCTCATATACTTTTCCAGCGTCCTAACATCTTCAAGGGTAATCACGCCTCCAAATATAATTATATTTTCTGTTGTTCGTCTTTGTATTTTTTTCTCACCTCCTTGTCTCGCAGTTCACGCTCTAATTTTTCTTTGGCCTCTCTGGCTTTGCGCTCGATAAACGCTTTGTAGTCAATTTTGCTTTCGTCGTTGTTGTGCTTGACTTTTTGGTTTTGATGATTCTCTTCTCTAATTCTGGACCTTTCTTCTTGGTATTCATCCAAAATAGCAAACAGATCAACCAGCCTCAATTGCCCGTACACCTTATGGCTAATAATTTTTTTTCTAAAAACATACTCTAGTTCATCGGCCAAGTAGTCTGGATATCGCTGTGCCAATGCAATCATAAATTCTTCTACGACTGCTTGATTTGCCGCTTGACTTGCAAACTCTGGATAGTAAATTGTTACCACCGAAAGAGCTTTCATGACTTTTTTCTTAAACAAGTAATCGTTTTCAATGCTCAGTTTTCTTATTGAATCTTTTTTCTCTCCGCTCAAATGCAATTGCAGCGGATTAAAGTTGGTCAACGAGATTTCTAAACTGTTGTGCTTGATCGACAACTGATCGCTTGTCTTTTTTGGTAATGATTTCATCTTTAAAATTTTTGTTGTTTAAATAGGTTTGAGGATTTCGTCGGTACTGCTTCTCTGGAGTTGCTTGAACGTAGACTTCTGTATGCTCAATACATTGCTTCATTTCGTCTTGGGTCAATTTTAAAAATTTTTTGCTGCACTTGTCACGATCAATTTTTTTATCGTACAAATTCCACCAAATTTCGAAAGTACTTTCAAGCAAATTTTTGCGCAAATCTTCTTTAGAAGATACATTAACATTTACATTATCATTAACATTTACATTAACATTATCATTAACAGTTAACGTGCGTTCAACCTGCGTTGACTTACGTTGACCTGCGTTGCGTTTGGCTGCGCTTTTCTTACCCATGTCGCTGAATTTCTGCTTCTTAACCTCCCAAGTTTTCAAGTCCTTTTTTAGCATGGGCCTGATGTGCGCCCATGCCATAATTATAAAAGGATCTGTTGGCTCTTCTGGTTGACGGTCGTTAACGTATGCTAACATAAGTTTAAGTAATTCACCAGCTTTTTCAGACGGCATTGCGTTAATTAACTTATCCCAGTCGCAGTAGAATATAAAAGTGTTCTTACCTGTTGCCATGTTCTTTTTTTTAGTCAATTACTTACCAAGGCAAGTCATCTTCATCGTCACTACTCTGTACTACCGCTACTGCTTGATTCGCTTGCTTCCATTCCTTGGCGTTTCCAATGTAATAACCTTTTTTGTCTTTACCACCGCCAGCTTTAATGCTGAGGCTGTTGCCGTACTTGTCTGGCTCATCGTTTATCCAAATGGCTAAATTTAAATACTTAGCCCCGTTTTTGAATACAACTCCGTCTTTATCGGTAGTTACAATGTCCGATTTATCAATTTTTGATAGGTCTATAGACCCGATATAAAATTTACTCATATTACTTTTTTTTAAAAATATTTAATTCCTGAAACTTCGTAGACATCACCCCTCCAAGGTTTAGGTGGTTCTGGTTTAAAATTGTGATTGATAGGTTTTATTATAGGGCTATTATCTAGTTTAAAATTTGGATCATTATCAATTTTTAAATTAAGATCGTTGTTTTCTTTTTCAATTATTTTAATATGTTCTCTTAGTTTTTCATTGCTTTCCTTGAAGTGTTTAATTTTAAGTTCTAGCAGTGCTACTCTTTTTCTTAATGTTCCGTTTAGACTAGGCAGTTGACTTGGAGTTTCTATTGTTTTCGATTCAATAGGCTCGTTATTAGCTATTTTACAAACGTTTTGCCAAGCTAATCTATAAGCATCTCCTTTGTTACCTTGTTGTATTAAAAGGTCATCATGCTTGTCTCTTACGTGATTAATAGAAGTTCTGTCTCTTCCAATTATTTCACCAATAACTGAATCTGATAAAGTAGTTGTTTCATACAGATAATAAGCAAATGCGTGTCTATAAGATACATATTCCATTTGCCTTGTGTTCTTATCTATATTAATCCCGAGTTTCTCGTCTATTTCTTTTTTTAAATTATTTGCATCAACAATAGAAGTTTTCATATTAATTCGTTTTTGTACCATAGAGGTATTTGTAATTCCAAAATTCCATGCTTGTTTTCGGATTGTTCACCGTATGAAGCAAAGTTGTAAATGTCTGATTCTTGTTTGTAACTGCTAATCTGATTAAGACCTTTTGCACACCTTTTTAGAATATAAAGGTACTCGTCTGTGAAATATTCCAATTCTTCCTTTGGCAACTCATACAAGGCAACGTTAAATGGTGCGTGCTTTTCTATTGCCAACCAGAAGTAATGATCAACCTTTTCCATTAGCCCTGTGTGCATTGCTCCCTGGCATTGCATAACCGCTTGTAAAGGGTAATCAAGATTTGCCACCTGCTTTGCAAATCCTTTCGGACTTGCGTTGATTGTTGTTTTTATGTCAAGTATAACATTCTTTTTAACCATGCAAATGTCTGGTCTTGTTTTGCATTTAATACCGACATCTGGGTCCGTCCACACCAATGACTTCTGGTAAGTTGTTCCGCTTAAAAGTTGTCTTATTGTATTGTTAGCAATACAAGAATGAACCATGTGTTTGAGGTGATACTCAGACTCGATGCCGACATCTGGAATAAGATATTTACTCGCGTTCTTTTGTATAAACTCATTAGATAACTGCTTGTAAACTTTTGATGCCTTTGGATTAACTAGGTCTGGTTTTTGACTCAATGCTTCTTGTGTCCATTGCATAGTTTGCATAACGGCAACCGCGTTGTCAAAGTCATTAGTTCCGTTTATCTGATCCATTAATGCTAACTCAAAAGCGTTTCCAAAATCAAAAGTCAATCTCTTTTCTGTTCCGTGTATTACATACCAGACAAAGTCTCTAGTGCTTTTCTTCGCGTGTTTTAATCCAGTCGAGGAAACTATTTCACGGTTTTCGTGATATGCCTGAATGTCTATTTCGTCATAGATCCCATTCTCCATAAGTTGCAATTTTTTTTTCGTGTGTTTTTAAGTTCTTGGCTAATGTACTTACGCCATCTGTAATAACCGAGAGGCTTGTTCCCCTCAGTTCTAGTTTTAAGTGCCTTCATTCGCCCAATAGATTTTCGTAGTTTGGTTGTGCCTCTGCAATTTTTACTTCTTTAAATTCTTCAGCGTTGTAAATGTCTGCTGCGATTCCAAGTTCTGCTGCGCATTTCTTTAAACAGTCAGTACAGGCTGCTTTCATATCGTTACCAGTGGATAGGTAACCTCCGTCTCTACGCTTTATTCGATCTTTGTTGCCGTATTGCATTTTGACTATTATACCAGTCGGTGTTTCTACGGTCAATTTACCTTTTACAACAACCTCAGTATCCAACAACATTTCGTCCATTATCTCAAAGTTCCATTTAAAACCAAACATAAGGTTCAATACTTTTTTTACATAACCGCCACTGACGTAGCTCCATGTTCCACCACCTTTTGCTGGACGTTGTTTTACATACTGCTTTGGTGTTCTTGTCAATAGGAAGTCTAGTTGCTTTGCGTTCAACGCGCTTTCCTCTACTTTAGACAAATCATTTTTACTGACTAATGCCAGGTTGTTTTCTTTCATGTGTGATTGTATTTATTTGTTAATTAAAAATTCTATCCTAAACCTTCGCCAGTCCGACAACTCGCCCTTTCCGTATAACGACCTCCACTTGTAAACGGTGTGCATAGAGCATCCACACAGTTTTGCCAGATCTTTGGGGCGCATTTCCATGGCCTTTTCGATTGTTTTTCTTTCTGTCATTGTTTGATTATTTGTACAAAGATACAAAAGTATGTCGAAAAAAAAAGCCCCTCCATAAAGGAAGGGCCAAAAACAGGTCTAAACATTAAAATCTAAACGAATATAAGAATTATTTACAATCCTTGCAAGGAATGCCTTTCTTTTCTAAATAAGCAAACAATTTTTTCTTACGAATGTCAACCTTGTAATCACCAATTGTCGATGCCGTAGTATTGTTGCGTTGAGCTTGGTTGTTGTCTGCCATCTTGATCTTGATAATATTCTGGATACCTATTGCCGTAGCGACAAAGGTGCTTAATTAATAGTTGCTTGTATGAATCCGACAACCTCATTAAATTCGCTTTGATGCTGTTGTATTCATTAACCTGAACCGATGTGCCTTGGTTGCTGTTTTTTTCTAATATGCCCTGGTTGTTTAAGTCAATACGCAATGAGTCGATAACTTCGGCTGCTGCTAGATGTTGCAAATAAGGCTTTACATATGTTTCCAGCAAATCATCATAAGGAGACGAAACACTACCACTCTGGACTTCTGTTTGTAACTTGGTCATTAACTTGTACCCAAGAACATAAGCCAATCCCAAGTCTTGCGCTGTAATGATTGCAGGTTCAATGTAATCACTATCGACCGCACCCTTAAGTGCTGTAAAGTTTCTAATCTCTTTAGATGTGGTGAGTAAAGTTAGATTCCTTGCCATTTTATGAATTCTTTAACGATCCTCTGTTTGGCGTATCAATTGGCTTTGTGCTTGCTTGATCCCATCCGTTCGGATTAATTTTGTTTGTAGGTACGCCAGCCCTTCTTGCTTCAGCTACCGTTATTCTTTTTTCATTCTCCAATTGGCTTGATTTACTTCTTGGTAAGAATTGTCCAGCCGTGTTTCTTTTTCTAAAATATACTCGTCTAAACCACCTGTGATGACAATACGCACCTCCTTTCCAAGCAAATAAATCATAACTGCTCTGGCCTTGTGGTGCAAATTGACCATTGACCCCAGCGTCCGACATGGCCTTTATATCTTCCAAACGGTAAACTGTACCTTGTTTTGCTAGGTCCACCATGGTTCTGCAAAAAGGTCTTGTTTTATCTGTAACTCTTTGTGGACCGTATGCGTATCTAATCATGTACAATCCCGCGTCGCCTTGACTTTTTTCTTCTGCGTTGTCGTCGCTGGCTGTTGGTGATCTGTGTGCGGTGTAACTTTTTAAAAATTGACTTTCCTGTTCAAAATCGTTTCCAGCATCTTCTTCGGCCAATAGCAAAAAATCTTCGTCATTAACAATTTCACCGTATTTACTAATTTCGTCAAGAAAGAATTTTTCTTCATCTGCGGTCATGTTTCTACGTCCGTCGACCTCAACAGATTTCATTACAATGTTTGGTTCTGGTTGTGGGTCTGGTGTTGTTGACGGAGTTGTAAAGTAGTCAAACTGCTTAAATTCAAGCCCGACCATTTCTTTAGGAAGTATTGATTGTAAAGCCTCAATAATACATTGTCTAATTGGTTCAAGAACCATTAGATTAAAAAGCTCGTAAGCCTGTAACATCTCGTCTTTATTTGATCCCAGACCACCCCCTGTGTCTCGTATTCCTAGCAACAAAGGAGACGTAATGTTATGAGCTAGAAAAATCTTCTGCATTGATTCGTCTGCAATAAATTCATATTGCTTGTGCGCATCTGGTATATTGTACGGCTCAATGGTTGCTGCGCTGCCCCCATCTCTATTGAATAAGACAACTATTTTACCCGCGTTACTTGATCCTGTCCTCGCTTCTAAAATGTCGTCTATTATTTCTTTTCTGACATGCTCTTGCGGTATACCGTTGTTCAGATTAATAAGTGCTGAAGGTGTAAACCCGTTGTGAGATAAATTTAAATGATAGTTAGCCGTCTCAATTTCTAGTTCCGCATATTGCAAACCACCTTGATAATCTACAGGACCATAATATGAATTGGACTCATGCGCTTTGTCATAGAAAAATATTTCTATTTCATCTTTTTCAGTTCCGTATCCAAATGCTGGATAGGGTATTTTCTTTGTTCTGCGGTCTTTCCAGCTTTTATCGCAAAAGTAAATTATTGGTATTTCGTTATCCTCGTTCTTTTTGCATAAAGCAAATTTATCTCCACTCTCAAAGAAAACTCCAGAAATTTCCCTGCCCGTTTCAGTAATACGGTATTCTACTTGTAAACTAATTTTGTTTGTTTTTACAAACTGCGCAAAGGTTTTTTTTATGTCTCGCTCAGACATTTTTGCTAATAAACCAGCGGGAGCCAAACCGTCAGCGGTTACAAGTCCATCACCATAAGCCAAACGAGTTATACCGTTTAAACATGCTTGGTTCGAAGGGCTGTTGTTAGCTAAAGTATTTAAGAACTTCCAATACGAATTATTATTTCCCCATGTAACATACTTCTTATTGCTATATGTTACGTCCTCAATTGTTGGTGAAACATAATCACTATGCTTTACCGCGTAAACCGTTTTTCCTTCAGGTTTTTTAGTTGCCATAAACTTTGTATTTGTTGAGGTCAGTTTGGTCAGTAACTAGCATAGAGCCTCTAAAAATTTCTTTTATTTCTTCTGCCGTATCCATTTCGTCTAATGCTTGTAACCAGTCGTCGCTATTGTATTGAATCCCTCCGTTGTTTAATATGTCTGTGTAAACGCTGTTTGATGAATCAACAGAAAATATGCGAACATCTCTTTTTTCTTCGTCCAAGTCTGACAAAGGTAACGATAAACTGATCGTGCTTATTTGACCGTCCGTGTAATTAAAAGATACTGATTGCGCATAATAACCAAAAGAAACTTTGTATACGTATAGAAACGCATCAAATGTAATTGGGCGACATCTTGTGGCTAAACTTTGCGCTGTGTTTTGCGGTCTTAATATTAGCATACAATAATATAATGCCAAGGTAAAAAAAAAGGCGACTCCGTAAAGCCGCCCTCCCCTCAACACATGAAAAAAATTATGCGCTACCGTCGTTAATTGTAGGTGTCGTGGACAATCCCGCAAAAGGATCGTCAACCGTGGCCCCTAACAAAAACGGTGCATAGCTGTTTTCGTTTGCAGTCAGCGTAAGTGTATAGCCTTGAAAATCACCTAAAGCACCTCCAGAAGCGTTGTTCCCTGAAGTGTCTAAGCCTCGACTAATACCCGCCAAAACCGCCTTACCATTTCTGTAATGAATAACCGCCAACGGTCGGCCTTTTGCGAGGTTGTCAAATTGTGGCTT